CCTCCGCGGCTACCTCGCCCGCCTCGACGCCGCCGACCGCGACGAATTCGGCTACGACCTCGCCCACGCCACCCACCTCCGCTCCCTCGAACGCGACCCCATCCAGCTCGGCGACCGCCCCGTCCCCGTCCGCCTCCACATCCTCGACACGATGCGCGCCGTCGAAGCCGCCCTCATCGCCTGCGCCGACGACATCGCCCACCACGTCCAGCGCGCACCGATCGCCGGGCCGACCGCGCGCCGTACCGCTGTCGCCCCGTACCGCACGCAGCGGGAAGCGGACATCGCCGCGGCCGACCGCGCCCGCCGCGCCCAGCTCGCGCACGCCGACCTCGTCGACCCCCGACGGTGGCGCTACACCGGCCGCCGCACCGCGCCCTACGCCGCCCTCTGGCTCCTCGCCCGGATCGAACGCGCGCCGGGCCCGTGCCGCAGGCTCACCGCCGAGGAGGAGAAGCGGATCGGGACCGTCGCGGCCGGCGCCGCCGAGCGCGTCGAACGCGCCCTGGACATCGCGGCGCAGCGCCGCACCCTGGAACAGCCCTGCGCCTGTGGCGGCGCCATCGACGTCCACGGCGGCGAAGGCCGACTCCCGGTCGCGCACTGCACCGGCTGCGGCCGCATCTGGGCGGAGGGGGTGGCCGCGGCATGAGGCCCGACTACCGACGCCGCAGGCTCGCGTTCCGGCTGGCCGGGTGGGCGCTGCTCCTGGCCGCGCTCGCCGTCGTCGCCTGGGTGGCGGTGTGATCCCCGTCGGCCGGGCCCGAGCGAGGGCGCGCGAGCGGCGGCTGTACGCGCTGCAGATCGTGGGCTGGCTGCTGCTGACCGGCGTGCTGATGGTGGTGTACCTGACCGCCCTGTGACTGGCATCCTGGAAGGCGTCTGCCGGGATCAGGTCGGGACCAGGTGACTGGGCCCTCCCCGCATCCATGCCGCGCCCATCGGGAACAACGCCGCAGCGGGGCAGCGGCCCCCGGAGACAAGCTGACGCGCCGCCCGGGGTGGCGCTCAGAGGCGATGGCCCGCAGCCAACGAGCGCGATCGCCAACAGCAAGAGGGGCCCCCACCGAATCCCACGCGGTGGGGGCCTCCACGCGCTCGGGGTCTGCCCGTCAGCGGCGCCTGAACGGGCTGAGGTCCTGAGCCGCTGCGACAGCCTGCCTGCGCACCCAACCAGGCTGCTGCTTCCAGGTATCCACGATCTCCTGCAGAAGTTCGGCAGACGCCCGCTGCTGGCTGCTCGGGTTGCTATCGAGCACGTTGTCCACGACGAGCCGCACGTAGTCAGCGGGACTGTTCTCGCTCACGGCTGCTCCTCGTCTGTGGTGCGCGGCCGGTTCTGGCCCGAACCCTTGTAGCCGCGTAGCAGATCCTGCACGGTGGCCGGCTTCACCCCGAGCCGCTTCGCGATGCCCCGCACTGACTCGCCCTCCTCGTTCTTCATCCGGTGCGCCAGCTCGGCACGTTCCTCGGTCCACTTGGCCGCCCGCTTCCGGGTCGCCGCCGTGATCTGGACCTGCGCGCGCGATCGCGCCTCCGGATCGGCGATGCGTTCCACGTCGTCGAGAGCGTCGAACACCCGCTGCACCTCCTCGTCGTCTGCCACGCCCGCACCTTCCTGATTCGGCGGGCCTTTCCCCAGAGGCTGTATGGTGACCACACGTCTGGTGTATGGTCACCATACAGCGCCGGATGAGAGCCCGCGCACTGCACAACAACAAAGCCCCCGGTCCGGAGTTGCAGCTCCACATGGGCCGGGGGCGGACCCACCCACAACCGTGACGAAGGAGCAGGTCCGCCATGGAGCGTACCGACCAGCCCACCCCGCAGGAACCCGACCACACCCCCCAGCCCAGCCCCATCATCGGCAGGCCGGCCACCGTCGAGGACTGCCGCGCCGACTACGAGGCCGCCGCCGACATCCGCGCCCGCCTCGGCTGGACGAACGGCAGCAACTGATGCCGCTCTTCCGCCGCGCCCAGTCCTCCCGCGACTACTACGGCGTAACCGTCACCGGCAACGCCCGCCGGTTCCGCGACGCGAAGACCGCCGGCGCCCGCCGCGCCGACCGTCAGGGCCAGGCGTGGGAAGACCGCGACCGCGCCCAGGACCGCCGTAGCCGCTGGTACCGCCCCGCCCGCTGAACAGGAGTCCCTCATGGGAGAGCAGTTCTGGTACGGCCTCGCCATCCTCGCGTCCATCGCGTCCGGCGTGTTCGCCGTCGTCTGGATGACCACTCACTGACCCGCCCCGACCGGCCGGCCCCGCACCCCTCGCGGGGCCGGCCCCTCCGCAGGAGCCCACCGTGAAGCACCTCGCCCGCATCCGCCGCCTCAACGTCTTCGCCACCGTCGAAACGCTCCTCACCCTCGCCGCCCTCACCCTCGTCGCCGCCACCGTCGGCAGCCACCTCGGCCCCATGCTCGGCCTCACCGGCACACCCGGCCACATCGCCGGATGGTCCATCGCCCTCGTCTACGACGCCCTCTGGATCGGCGCCCTCCGCATGTCCGAGGCCGCGATCCGGCAGCGCTCCCGCATCGGCATGGCCGTGATGCTCGGCCTGTCCAGCACCGCAGTCGGCGTCTCCACCGGCACCCTGCTGATCCTCGGCCACGCGAAGGTGTTTGCGTTCGTGCCCTTGGCCGCCGCGCTCTTCATGGGTCTGCGGATCTTCGCCGCGCACGTCCTCGCCGACGACGACACCGCCACGACCATCGCCGCCCAGGACGCCGCCGACCGCCGCGCCCGCGCCCTCGCCCGCGCCGACGCCCGCCACCTCCGCACCACCGCCGTCACCGACGTCGTCACCGAGACCGCCGACCACCTCGGGGAAATGGCCCGGCAGATCGCCCGCGCCGAGACCCTGACGAAGGCGGAGGAGAAGATCAGCAAGGCCCGCGCGAAGGCGGAGGAGCGACTCCGGAAGGCCGACAAGACGCACGGCGAACTCGCCACGGCGTTCACGGCACGCACCCTGACCCTGACCGTCACACCCACCGGCACGCCCGCCCTGCCGACCGGCACGGGCCGTCCCGCCCTCACCCCGAACACCGCCGAGAACACTGGCCCCGACACCACCGGCGGCACGGCCGACACGGACCCCGACACGCAGGTCAACGACCGCACCGACCGGGAACCGGCACACCCCGTCACGCTCGCCGACCTCGCCGCCGTCACGGGCGTGCCGACCCCCGTGCCGGGCGAGCCCCTCACCGACGGACAGCTCGACGTCGTCCTGCGCCACCTGCGCTACACCGACGACCCGCCCCGCTCCTACCGGCAGGCCCGTGACGACTTCCGTACCCGCGGGTTCGTCGGCAGCGAGGAGCGCGTCCGCCGCGTCTGGGGCGCCCTCCTGACGAAGGAGGAGACCGCGCCCGCGGGCGAGTAGCCCCGGCGTCCGGCACCACCAGTGAGCGCCAGCACCCCGCGGTTCTGGCCCTCGCTGCGACTGCCGGAAGCAGTCGACCCAGGGACGGCGAGTGACCGGCGAGCAGCACCTCTTGCAGACCCGCGAGCAGACCCCGACCTGCCTCACCCGTCCCGCCAGCCCGAGGACCACGCATGAACAGCCCGGGAGCCGACGAGCTCCGTATCCGAGGCATCCTCCGCAGCCGCGGCGTCGGCCCCGACGCACCCCCGCCCGCCACGCCGATCCCGCCGCGCCCGACCGCGCGCCCGCGGGACTGGCTCGACGACATCCTCGACAGCAGCAGCGCCCCGCCCCAACCCGGGCCCGTGCCGTCGACGCCGCCCCCTCCACCCGCCCCGCCGACCGTCCCAGCGCCCCCGGTCCCGCCCGTACCCCGCCGGAAACCCGCGCCCCGCCAAGCCCTCACCGACGCCTGGCACACCGCCCCGCCCCGGCTGCGCTGGCTGGCCTACCACGCCACCGCAGCCGCCGCCGGATGGCGCCTGGGCATCGTCGACTGGGCCACCGACACCACCGCCTGGTACGCCGCAGGCCACTGGACCGCCCCGTCCGCCTGGGTCATCTACGGCCTCACCGCCATGGCCTGCGGCCTCTACCGCCGCTCCCGCGCCTGGGCCTGGCCCATCGCCTGGACCGCCGCCATCCCCGTCTCCGCCGCCACCGCCGGCCTGCTGCTCTACGGCACCGGCTACCACCCGTAAGGACCCCCTCGTGAACAGCGTGTTCGGCAACCTCGGCATCGTCGGCCTGGCCACCGCGATGACCGTCCTCCTCCTCGTCGGCATCAAGGGCGGCGGCAAGGTCAGGCCCCTCGGCTGGTGGCCCTGCCTGATCGGCGGCATGCTCGCCGGATCGGCCTACGCGGCCGCCGGCGGCGTCTTCAAGATCGTGCCCGACCTCGTCGGGTCCCTCCTCAAGGCCGCGCAGGGCATCATCCCCGGCATCACCATGCCCGCCGTCGCCCTGGCCCTGGCCATCGTGATCCTCTTCAAGAAGCTGACCACCAAGCAGGTCGCCATCCTCGGCATCGTCTTCTGGTACGCGGCCTCCGGCGCCGGCGGCGTGTGGTCCACCGTCGCCGAGAGCATCTCCAACCTCGGCCAGCAGGTGTCCTGATGAAGCACCTGGCCGACCGCGTCCGCGCCGTGCTCGCCCTCCTCGGGCCGCTCGGCGCGGGCTCCCGCATCCTCCTGCTGCGCCTCCTCGGCCGGTTCGGCTGGCAGGCCGTCCTCGCAGGGATGGCCGTCGCCGGATACGCCGCGTTCCGGTACCGGACGTGGATCTGGGCCGGCGTCCTCGCCTGGTGCGCGGCCGCCTGGATGCACGCCCCCGCCACCGGCGAGGACACCCCCCGGGAGCAGCCAGCTGAGCTGGGGGAGCAGCCCCCCGCCGAGGCCCCGCACGACCCGTTCCCCGGCATGGTCTGGGACCTCATCGGCGACGCCCCCGGAGTCCACCTCAAGACGGTCGTGGGCTGGCTCCACGCGACCGGCCACGACACCACCTGCACGACCGCCGACGTGGCCGCCGGACTCGACCGCCGAGGCATCCCCATCCGGGCCTCCGTCCGGGACATCACCAGGCGGGTCAACCGGGGGGTGCACCGGGACGACCTCAGGGGGTGGCTTGAGGCCCATCCCCAGCACCTGCCAGGCTCGGGCCCTGAGGGGCGTAGCAGCACTGCTACTACGCCTGTGACCAGCGGCGTAGCAGACGACGCTACAGGCGTAGCTACACCCGCTACGCCCGCCGAGTAGCCCGCCCGAGAGGGGCCCAGCTGATGCCGTACGAGTACTGGTGCCGCCAGTGCGATGCCGTCTCGCCCGCCCGCCGCGACGACCAGGAGGCCGCGGAGACGGACCGTGATGAGCACCGCGCGGGCGCGCACGGCGGGCTCGCGCCGGCCGCCGGGGACGGCGTACGGCGGGTGCACGCGGACGCGCGCGGCGACGGCTGTCTGCCGTCCGGCTCGTTCCTCGGACTGCTGTTCCTGCTGGCGTTGGTGTTGGCGAACTGCTGGGGCAGGTGACCGCCGCGTGCCAGACTGGCCGCTACGCGCCGGGTAGCGCCCGGCACCCCCCGAAGGCCCCGCCGTACACCCCCGATGCGGCGGGGCCCACGCGCATCCCCCGGAACCCCAGCAGCGCACCACCACGCCGTGCCACACTGGAACCGCTCCGATTACCGGCCCCGCCGCTGCCCTTCACCCACCGCGGCGGGGCCGTCGTCTGCCCGGGGCCGCATGTCACGAACCGGCCGCAACTCCTGCCCGCCCGGCCCCCAGTGGCGGATGATGCCCTCTCCAGCACCACAGTCCAGGGGGGAACCTGATGCCCAGTTACAGCGACGTGCAGCGCGCGGTCAGAGTCGAAAAGGTGCGCATCTGGTTCGCGTGGGTCTCCGCCAGCGTGATCGCGTTGATCGTCGGCCGGGCGGTCGCCGGTCTCGGCACGGCGGGGACGGTCGTGCAGCTGCTCCTCGCCGTGGCCTGGCTCGCGCTCACGGTCGCCGCGGTCCGGATGACGGGGGCGTTGAACCGGCGGGCGGAGCGGGCGCGGCGGGAGGTCCTCGGGGACGACTATCCGGGCTGAGGCCGGACGTACGGCGGCCCCGCACCGGAGTTGTCCGGGCGGGGCCGCCGTCATGAGGTGGGTCAGGCGCGCGGCACGACCGTGGCGTCGGGCAGGAGGTCGAGCCCGCTGCGCTCGCAGAACTCGGCGAGGTCCATATCCCCGTCAAGCCGGTCCCCGGTGTCGAAGCGGGCGACCGCACCGTCCGGGATCCGCGTCCATGTCTCGTGGTCCGCGCTGCCGTAGGCGTCAACGGTGCCGATGCCGGACCGGTAGCGCAGGTACAGGTACTGACCGTCGACGGTCCAGGCGTTCCATTGGGATGGGCAGGCGTTGCAGGTCTCGACGACGCGAACGAGGGCGAGGCTCACCGGGTGGCCTCCTCATCCGGGCGCGCCGGGCCCGCGCTCTGCTGCTGCGCCCATTCGGCCATCGGTGACGGACGGCACTCGAAGCACCCGGGCTGGCTCACCGGGAACCACCGGGACACGTCGACTCTCGCTCCGAGGTACGTCACGCGGCGCCCACAGCGGGTGAGCAGCTGCATGCCGGTGTCCATGACCAGGTGGCCGGGGCCGTCCTGCCACATGGCGAGGGCGGTGCCCTTCTGCCACTGGCCGTCCCAGCTCATGCGCTCGTCTCCTCGCTGCCCGCCGGGCGCGCCGGATCGGCAGGGTTCTCGCGCGGGATGAGCCCGGCGAACGGCCGGCCGACCGGCGCGACACTGCGCCCCGGCTCCAGCGGGCACCCGGACTCCGCGGTCAGGATGAAGTGCTCGGCATCCAGGTACAGGGTGTCGGCAGCAGACGGGTGCTCAGCGCTCATTCGGCTGTCTTCTTCCGCGGCCGGCCGCCCTTGCGTGCGCGACGCTCGGCCAGCTCCTGCTCGGCAGCGGCGAGGTCTGCGCGGTCCTGCTGGTCGCCGTGCTCTTCGATCTGGGCGCGTACGTGGTCGAGGAGGTCGGCGCTGCGGTCCGTGCTGAGGCGTTCGGTGACTCGTCCGTAGGCGTCCCAGAGGCGGCGCGGGATGCGGAACTTGGTGCTGAAGGTGTGGTCGGTGGTGTCAGCTGCCATGCCTTGCATGTTCCCACACGGATTTCTTCGCGTCACCTCTTGTGTGGGTACACAGTTTCCAGTTACTGTGTACCCACAAGGAAACGAACGAGGGGAATCCGATGAGGCACACCAGCAACGAGACCAGCACCACCACCCTCACCTACCTCAAGGAAGAGAAGGACGACAACGGCCGCCGCACCGGCCACCTCGTCGAGACGGTACGCACCATCGAGATCTACGACGTCACCGTGAGCAACGTCGGCGACATCCTCATCAAGGCCATGGACCGCACCACCGGCGAATCCCGCTCCTTCCGCCTCGACCGCATCCGGTCCTACACCATCCACCGGACCGCCTACGTCATCGAGCGCCCGGCCTCCGACGACAAGCCGGCCCGCACCACCAGCCTCGCCACCGTCACCGTCCTCTACCCCATCGACTGCCCCGCCACCGCCCGCGTCCAGCTCCTCGCCGACGCCCTCGCCGCCTAGGACCGCCACGCCCTGCCCGCGCCGCCCCATCACGCAGGCCCCCTGACCACCCCCCACAACGGCTGAGGCCCGGTCCCCTCCCCAGGGACCGGGCCTCACCCGCATGCACGAACCACCAACCACCTTGCACACCGTCGTTACCATCAAAGCACATCAACCGGTAACGAGGGAGGCAACCGTGGCCAACCCCAACCAGGAAGCCCGCGACGGCCACGGCCGCTATGTCCGCACCACAGAAGCCGCCGCCCGCGACGCCCGCGCCGCCGAACTCCTCGCCGACGGCTACAAGTACCGCGAAATCGCCGCCGAACTCGGCTACTCCAGCCACACCGCCGCCATCCAGGCATGCCGCCGCGCCGTCCGCGACGTCATCCAGGGCCCCGCCGAGAAACTCCTCGCCACGCACATCGACCGCCTGGAGTACCTGTACGCCGCCGCCCTGGAAGTCCTGGAGGACGAGCACGTCGTCGTCTCCCACGGCAAGGTCGTCAAGGACGACACCGGGAAGCCGCTCCTCGACAGCGCGCCGAAGCTCGCCGCGATCCGCGAGGCCCGCGCCTCCCTGGAGTCGTTCCGGAAGCTGACCGGCCTCGACCAGCCCACCAAGGTCAACCTGTCCGGCGGTGTCCGCTACGAGGTCGTCGGCGTCGACCCGGACGACCTCACGTGACGACCGCGCTGGAGCAGGACACCGTCGTCCGCTACGAACCCCGCGGCGCCGCGCGCGACCTGTTCCGTACCCGGGCCAGCGAGACCGTCATGGCCGGCCCCGCAGGCACCGGCAAGAGCCTCGCCTGCCTGTTCCGTGTGCACCTCGCCGCACTCCACAACCCGGGGATCCGCTGCCTGATCGTCCGCAAGACGGCCGTCAGCCTCGGCTCGACGACGCTGGTGACGTACGAGAAGAAGGTCGCCGCTGACGCCCTGGCCCGGTCCATCGTCACCTGGTTCGGCGGCTCGGCCCGCGAGGCAGCCTGCTACCGGTACTCCAACGGCAGCGTGATCGTCGTCGGCGGCATGGACAAGCCGGAGAAAGTCCTCTCCGCCGAGTACGACCTCGTGTTCGTCGACGAGGCGACCGAGCTGACCGAGACGGACTGGGAGACCATCGGCACCCGCCTCCGCAACGGAGTCCTGTCCTGGCAGCAGCAGATCGCCGCCTGCAACCCGGGCCCGCCCACCCACTGGCTGAAGCAGCGCGCGGACCGCGGCCAGATGGTCATGCTCGCGTCCCGGCACTGCGACAACCCCGCCTACGTCAACGCCGACGGCTCCCTCACCGCGAAGGGCGTCGACTACATGGCCAAGCTCGACGCGCTGACCGGGGTGCGCCGACTCCGGTTCCGTGACGGGAAGTGGGCGGCGGCCGAGGGGCAGATCTACGAGACGTTCGACGATGCGGTGCACCTGGTCGACGAGGTCAAGGCGACCGGCGCATGGACCCGGTGGGGGACGATCGACTTCGGGTACACCAACCCGTTCGTCTACCAGGACTGGTGGGAGGACCCCGACGGCCGCCTCTACCTGAACCACGAGGTCTACTACACGCGGCGCCTCGTCGAGGACCACGCACAGACGATCAAGGGCCTCTTGTACTGGCCGTCCGGGCAGCCCCGCGGCCAGCTCCCGCGCGCGATCTACGCCGACCACGATGCCGAGGACCGGGCCACGCTGGAGCGGCACCTTGGGCTGTCGACGCGGGCAGCGCACAAGAGCGTGTCGGACGGGATCCAGGCGGTGCAGTCCCGGCTGAAGGTGCAGCCCGACGGGAAGCCGCGCCTGTTCATCCGGCGGGGTGCGGTCGCCGAGCGGGACCCGGCGTTGGAGGCGGGGTCGCTGCCGGTGGGCGCAGCGGAGGAGATCCCCGGCTACGTGTGGGCGGTGAAGCCCGGGAACCGGGGCGGGTTGCAGGAGGCGCCGGTGAAGGAGAACGACCACTCAATGGACGCGCTCCGGTACATGGTCGCGGCGCGTGATCTGGTCGGCCGGACGCGGGTGCGGTGGCTATGACCCCCGTTTTGTGGGACTAATACAATCATGCCTCCACGAGCAGGGAGCGGCTATGACCAGCAAAAAGGTACCTCTGCGCAGGTGGATGCAGGGTTTGAATAGGGCCATGCCTGTTGTCCTTGACTCGGCTGGGATTATGCTGTTGTCGGGATCAGCCATGTTGATCAACGTGGCGGCCGGTGTGGCCGCCGCAGGAGTCGGGTGCCTCGTCCTGAACTGGCGGTTCTACAGCGGCAAGTAACGGGCGGGAGGGGCGAGTGGCCAGGACCCTCCTCGGTGCCCTCCTCAACCGCACCGACCCCACCACCGCAGCCCCGCCGATCCCCCTCACCAGCCGCGCCCAGGCCGCCGGCCGCGCCCTGTTCGCCTCCGGCCGCAGCGCCGAAGCCCAGATGCAGGCCATGTCCGCCGTCGGCACGCTCTTCGCGATCGTCGACCGCACCAGCAACGCCACCGCGCTCGTCGACTGGAAGCTGTACCGCAAGGCCAAGTCAGGGCGCATCGAGGACCGCACCGAGGTCACCAGCCACGCCGCCCTGGACCTGTGGCGCAGGCCCAACCCCTTCATGCCGCGGCACGAGTTCGTCGAGTCCAGCACCCAGCACTACGACCTCACCGGCGAGTCCTGGTGGGTCATCGCCCGGACGCCCGGCATTCGGATCCCGCTGGAGATGTGGCCGGTCCGCCCCGACCGGATCGACCCGGTCCCCGACCGCGAGCGGTTCCTGAAGGGCTACGTGTACACCTCGCCCGACGGGGAGCAGGTTCCCCTCGGCCTGGACGAGGTCATTCAGCTGCGCCGCCCGAACCCGCTGGACCCTTACCGCGGGCTGTCGCCGGTGCTGTCGATCCTCCCCGACCTGGACACCAGCCGGTACGCCGCCGAATGGTCACGCGCGTTCTTCATCAACAGCGCGCAACCCGGCGGGATCATTGAGGTCCCCGACCGGCTCGACGACACCGAGTTCGACGAGCTGCGGGACCGGTGGAACGAGCAGCACCGCGGCGTCGGCAACGCCCACCGGGTGGCGATCCTCGAGCACGGCAAGTGGGTCGACCGCACGATCTCGCAGCGCGACATGCAGTTCGTGGAGCTGCGCGGCGCGACCGCCGACCGGGTCCGCGAGGCCTACGGCATCTCCAAGTCCGCGATCGGTGACTTCGAGGACATCAACCGCGCGAGCGCGCTCGCGGCGAAAGGCTGGTTCGCGGAGCAGCAGACCGTACCGCGGCTGGAGCGCATCAAGGGCGCCCTCAACCACGAACTGCTGCCGATGTTCGGGGCGACCGCTCAGGGCCTGGAGTTCGACTACTGCAGCCCCGTCCCCCCGGACCCCGAGACCGAGGCCGCCACGCTCACGGCGAAGACCACCGCGGCCGCCACGCTCATCGAGGCCGGCGCGTACGGGCCCGCCACGCTCGCCGCTTTCGACCTGCCCGATATCCAGTTCGGTGCCCCGGGTGCGGACCCGGACCGGGAGTTGCTGATCTCGCTGGTGAAGGCGGCCCCGGCCGCGCTCGCCGACCGGATCCTGCCGATGCTCGGCTTCGACGTGCCGCCCGCCCCCGCGCCCGCCGGCGGCACAGCCCCGGACGGCGCGCCCGCCCCGACGGACTCGTGGAGCACTGCGGTGGCCGGGGTGCTGGGCAACGACATCGAGGCAGCGATGCGGTGGGAGGTCGTCACCGAGCACGACGACAACGTCTGTGGCCCGTGCGCGGACAACGACGGCCACCTGTACCGGAATCGGGCGGCCGCCTACAAGGACTACCCGGGCGGCTCCGGCTACATCCACTGCATCGGCGCGGAGTACGGCAACGACTGCCGCTGCAAGGTCGTCAAGCGGAAGAAGACGAGGGACGACGAATGATCACCATGCCCCCTGCCGTCGCCCGCCTCACCGCCCGCCAGCGGGAGCAGGCCGAACACCAGCGCAAGGCCCTCGGCGTCGACGCCCGCTCCTGGTACCGCATCACCAACGCCGCCGACGGCTCGGACGAAGCCGAGGTGATGCTGTACGACGAGATCGGCGGCTGGTGGGGCGCGAACGCCCTCGACCTCATCGCCGAACTGAGGCAGATCAGCACACCTCGGATGCGGGTCCGGATCAACTCCCCTGGCGGGTCGGTGTTCGAGGGCATCGCCATCGCCAACGCTCTGCGCTCCCACCCCGCAGCCGTGACCGTCCAGATCGACGGGATCGCCGCGTCGATCGCGTCCGTGATCGCGATGGCCGGGGACCGCATCGAGATGGCCCCGAACACCATGCTGATGATTCACGACGCGTCCGGGATGTGCTTCGGGCCGGCCTCCGAGATGGAGGAGATGGCCGAACTCCTCGACCTCATCAGCGACAACATCGCCGACGCCTACGCCGCGCGCGCGGGCGGCACCCGGGAGCAGTGGCGGGCCCGGATGCAGGCCGAGACCTGGTACCTGCCCGAGGACGCCGTGGAAGCGGGGCTGGCCGACGAGGCGACGCAGACCCCGCAGCAAAGCCAGCCGCAGCCCGAGCCCGAGCCGGGCCCGGACGGCGAGCCGGAGCCGGAGATGCGGCGCCGCTTCGACTTCGCGGCGTACGGCTACGCCGGCCCGGACCAGCCCGGCCCCGCGCAGCCCGGCCCGCCGGCGGCGGACGACCGGCAGCCGACGCTCGTGGTCTCCATCGCCGATCTCCTCGACGAGGACGCCGTGGCCCGGCTGCGCGCGGCCGTCACGCCCCCGGCCGAACCGGCCGCCGAGGAGCCGCCGGCCGCGCCCGAACCCGAGCCGACCGCGGCCGAGGAACCGGTGGCCGAGCCTGCCACCGAACCGGAGCCCGTGGCGCCCGCGGCCAAACCCGAAGACGAGTGGGCGGCAGCCGTCGCCCACCTCACCCAGGACGACGCAGACAACTGGTCGGCGCTCGTCACCCACCTGATCGAGCCCGACACGTCGTCCAGCGCGGCGACGGCCTGAAGGAGGCAACAGTGGCACCCACGATGACCATCCCGCGCACCCCGGACGAGCTGGCGGAGATGCTCGCCGACGGCGCGAAGCTGCGCGAGGTCATGGCCTCCCGCGAGTCCCTGACCGAGTTCATCACCGCCTACGGCCAGGCGCTCCAGGGCGAGGGCACCGACCTCAACCGGCTCGTGGCCGAGGAGACGCAGCGGGTGTTCGCGCAGATGCTGCGCGAGAACGGCATGAGCGGCGACAAGGACGGGATCCAGCGTCTCGACCTCGACCCGCAGGCCAAGCGGGGCGGCGGCATGCTGACCTCGCACCGGCAGGGCACCGCGTACAACGCGGCCGCCGTCGGCGCGCAGGTCGACAAGCACTTCACGGACAGCATCGACTACGTCCGGAACATCTGGCATAAGAACCCGAAGGCGGACGGCGACAAGCTCGCCGCCCTCCGCAACGCCGCTTCGTCGGTCAGCCCGGCCGACGGCGGGTTCCTCGTCCCCGAGACCCTGCGCTCGCAGCTCCTCCAGCTCGCCCTGGAGCAGTCCGTGGTGCGGCCCCTCGCGACCGTCGTCCCCATGGACAGCGCGCGCGTCCCCTTCCCGATGATCGACACCACGACCAACAGCGGGTCGGTGTTCGGCGGGATGGTCGCCTACTGGGGCGAGGAGGGAGCCGACCTCCAGGACAGCTCCCCGAAGTTCGGCCGGGTCGTCCTCGACGCGAAGAAGCTGACCGGCCTGTCCGCGGTGCCGAACGAGCTGCTCCAGGACAGCATCGTGTCGTTCTCCGCGCTCATCGAGACGCTGTGGCCGCAGGCCCTCGCCTTCGAGGAGGACGCCAAGTTCCAGGTCGGCTCCGGCGTCGGCGAGCCCCTCGGCTTCCGCGGCGCCGGGAACCCGGCTGCGATCGCCGTCACCCGCACCACCAGCAACCAGATCAAGTACACCGACGTCGTCAACATGTTCGCGCAGATGCTGCCCTCCAGCCTCTCGCGCGCCGTGTGGATGTGCTCCCCGGACGCCCTGCCCCAGCTCCTGCAGATGAGCCTCACCGTCGGCACCGGCGGCAACAGCGTGTTCGTCGTCAACGCCGCCGCGGGCATGCCGATGTCCATCTTCGGCCGCCCCCTGATCATCACGGAGAAGGCCGGCGCGCTCGGCGCCCGCGGCGACCTCGCGTTCGTCGACCTGTCGTACTACCTCGTCGGTGACCGGCAGATCATGACCGCCGACTCGTCGACGGACTACAAGTTCGGCTCGGACAAGACCACGTTCCGCATCATCCAGCGTGTCGACGGCCGCCCCTGGATCCAGTCCGCGATCACCCCGCAGAACGGCAGCACGAACAAGCTCAGCCCGTTCATCGAGCTGGCTGCCTAACCCCCCGGCTGGCCGCGGCATTCACACCCCACGGCCGGCTTCGACCGGGCCGGCAGTGTCGCCCCGGACCGGACCCCAGACAGGAGAACCCCTCATGGCTCAGGAAGGCCTCGGCCGCCTCTTCGACATCAGCGTCGGCGCAGCGCCGGTCGATCTCTCGTCCGCCGCGGTGACCGGCAAGCGCGTGTCGCTGAAGCGTGCGGCCGCGCTCACCATCGTCGTCTTCAAGGGCGCGGGTACCGCGGGCGACGACCCGACGGTCACGCTGAAGCAGCACACCGCCGCGTCGTCCGGCACGTCCGCGAACCTGGCGGCCATCGACCACTACTACCTGAAGAACGCCACCACCCTCGCGGGCACCGAGACGTGGACCCGCGTCACCCAGTCGGCGGCCGCCACGATCGCCGACCCGGGCGGCGCCGGTACGAGCGCGGAGTCGCAGCAGATCCTCGCGATCCCCGTGCTGGGCACCTCCCTCTCGGACGGCTACAGCTACGTGTCCCTCGACATCGCGGACGTCGGGACGAACGCGCAGCTCGGCGGCGTGCTGTACCTGCTGCACGACCTCACCGCGCAGCGCGCCCCGGCCAACCTGCAGGCGGCGCTGTCCTGATGGCCATCTGGGAGTGCGCCGAGTGCACTGCGCGCTATGCGGTCGGCCTGCCGGAGTGCCCGCAGTGCGGGTCAACCGTGCGCGTCAACGAGAAGACCCAGCCCGAGAGCGAGGAGGAGCAGGACATGCCGAAGGTCACCGTCCACGGCGGCCCGTCGATCGAGGGGTTCGAAGTGAACCCGGCCACCGGCGAGCTGACCCCGTCCGACGAGGGAGGCGAGGACGTATCAGCTGGCAGCAACTCCTCGACATCATCCGAGAAGGACAGCAGCTCGCAGCCGACGAGCGAGCAGCCGGCCCCGTCGCCTGCCCCAACGACGGCGAGCCGCTCCGCGAAGGCCCGGACGGGCAAGGGCTCTACTGCCCGTCCGACGGATGGCGGCCCGGCGGACGGTACGTCGGCGACCGGCTCCGCTGACGCCTGAACCCGACCAGCCCACCACACCCGAGAGGAGGTGACGAGAGATGAACGAGCCCTGGTACGCCACCCGCGAGGACGTCACACGCGCCCTCGACAGCCGGCCGACCGCCCGCAACGCCGGGCAGATCGACCGCGCCCTGGAAGCCGCGTCCCGAAGCGTCGACCGGCTGTGCCACCGCCGCTTCTACCCCGAGCTCGACACCCGCTACTTCGACTGGCCGGACAGCCAGTACGGCACGTCGTGGCGGCTGTGGCTGGACGACTCCACCCTCATCTCCGTCACCTCCCTCTCGTCCGGCGGCACCAGTATCGACACCGCCGATGTGCTGCTGGAGCCCAACCGGTCCGGCCCGCCGTACACCCGCCTCGAACTCAACATCGGCACCAACGCCGTCTTCGGTGGCGGCCCCACCCGGCAGCGCGACGTCACCGTCACCGGCTGGTGGGGCTACCGCGACGACGAGAGCCCGGCCGGCACGCTGGCCGCGCCCGTCTCCTCGACGGCCGCGACCACGCTGACGGTGGACAGCATTGCGGCCGCGGCCATCGGAGTCGGCTCCGTCCTCCGCATCGACGACGAGCGGCTCCTCGTCACCGGCCGGGCCATGGCCGACAGCGGACAGACCCTCACCGGGGACATCGACCAGCAGGTCAAGACCGTAGCCATCCCGGTGACAGACGGCGGAGCGTTCGCGGTCGACGAGGTGATCCTCATCGACGCCGAGCGGATGCTGATCGTCGACATCGCCGGGAACACCCTCATCGTCAAGCGGCCGTGGGACGGCACCGCGAACGCCCCGCACTCCAGCGGTGCCAGCGTCTACGCCCTGCGGTCCCTGACCGTCACCCGCGGCGCGCTCGGCACGACAGCGGCCCTCCACACCGGCGGCGCGGCCCTGGCCCGGTGGGAGCCGCCGGCCCTGGTACGGCAGCTCGTCATCGGCGACGCGATCGGCGCGCTGATCTCGGAGACGTCCGGATACACCCGGGCGCTCCGCTCGGGTGACGGCAGCAGCGAACGCAACCGGGACGGCAGCGCCCTCACGGCACTCCGCGGCGAGGTGTACGCGGCGTACGGCCGCAAGGCCCGGATGAGGAGCGTGCGATGACGGTCGAGATCACCTTCCGCGGTCCGCTGTTCGACGGGCGGGCCGAGCGCGCCATGCAGAAGGCCGCCGACGACGCCCGCGAGGACATCGCCCAGTTCGGCGAGGAACACGCGCTCGCCCTCATGGGCGCCAGCTTCCGCCGGCCCACCGGCTACTACGAGAGCCGCGTGGAGACCACCCGCGTAGCTGCGGACGTCTCCCTCGTCCACGACAACGGCGTCGTCTACGGGCCCTGGCTCGAAGGTGTCGGCTCCCGCAACCGGGCCCGGCCCGGCTTCCCCGGCTACCACCACTGGCGGCAGACGAAGACGCTGGTCGCCGCGCGCGGCCCGGTGATCGCCGAGCGGGCCGTGCAGCGGCACCTCCCCGAGATGAGGGGATGAGCCGTGGCCCTCGACATCACAGGCATCCTCGACGCCGCGATCAGTCACGCGTCCGCGTCCGGCTTCTTCGACCAGGTCAACGGGCACGAGCCCGTCCACCCTCCCGCGTCCGGTGGCCTCACGGCCGGCGTGTGGGTGGACCGGGCGGTCCCGGTCCGCTCCTCGGGCCTGGACTCGGTGACGGCCCTCGTCGTCCTCAACGTGCGCCTGTACACCAGCGCGCAGCAGCTGCCGCTCGACGCGATCGACCCCGCCATGGTCGCCGCCGTCGACGCCCTGTGCGCCGCGTACGTCGGAGATTTCACCCTGGGCGGCCTCGTCCGGCAGGTGGACATCTTCGGTACGCACGGCCAGCCCCTCGATGTCCGCGCGGGATACCTCGCGCAGGACGGGGCCCTGCAGCGGGTCATGACGATCACGCTGCCCGTCATCGTCAACGATCTGTGGGAGGAGGCGCCGTAGTGGCCAAGAGTTCGGGGCTCGGAGACGCCCTGTTCATCGCCGGGTACAACGCCTCCGGCGACATTCAGCAGCTCGGCCGGATCGGCGGCGGCCCGGCGCTGCTGAACATGACCGGCATCGACAAGTCCGCGATGGAGCGCCAGGGCGGGCTGCGCGACGGCGCGTTCGAGATGACCACGTTCTTCAACCACGACGCGGTCACCCCGGCAACGCACGAGACACTGTCCGCGCTGCCCCGCACCGACGTGATCCTCACCTACTGCCGGGGAACCACCCTCGGTGACCCGGCCGCCTCGCTGGTGGGGAAGCAGGCCAACTACGACCCGCAGCGCGGCGACGACGGTGCGCTGACGTTCTCCGTGTCGGCGCAGGCCAACGGGTACGGCATCGAGTGGGGACAGCAGCTCACCGCCGGCGTGCGCACCGACACCGCGGCCACGCTGGGGACGGGCATCGACACGGTGGCGTCGGCGTCGTTCGGCGGGCAGGCGTACCTGCAGGTGTTCGCGTTCACCGGGACGGACGCCACGGTGAAGATCCAGGACTCGGCGGACAACTCCACGTTCGCCGACGTCACCTCGTTCGCGTTCACGCAGATCACCAGCGGCCCGACCTCGGAGCGAATCGCCCTCGCGAACACGGCGACGATCCGCCGCTACGTGCGGGTCTCCACCGTCACGACCGGCGGCTTCACCAGCCTGAAGTTCGCCGTGAACCTGGTCAAGAACGAGATCGCCGGGGTGGTGTTCTGATGCCCGCCCGCGTGTTCCGGCCCGAGCCGCGCATGGACCCGGCCGCGTACAAGACGTACGCCGTGATCGCCCCCCTCAGCACCCACTTCCGGCCCGCGACGTGCGCCGAGGTCGCCTGCCCGCACTACCTGAACGGCTGGCGAGTCAACAACGAGGCGCTGACGCCCGACCTGCGGCACGCCGTGGCGGCATCCGGCCGGACGTACCGGCTGGAGGTCATCTCGCCGACTGAGTCGTGGCTCGTCTTCGAGGCAGGACAGCCCTGCTTCAAGGCGTCCCAGCACCGGGCCCGGATCGACCGGGCGCCCCTGTATGTCGTGCG